CCCCGTGATTAAACCATTCACGCAAAGCACCATCAATATTTAGTGCGCAAGCATAATCCTCAGTATGGACACTATTCTTACCTCTCATGAAGCAGTGTAAGGATTTGTAAATGGATTTGTCAAGTAAAGCACCTACATGAACACCCAACTTTGGGTGATACACACTAGTGCGCTTCAGAAATTCAAATTCCTCTGGTTTCAAGAATTCGGAGAGTTCAGATTCCTTATCTGGCATGGTGTACGTCTGCCCATACTTAGCCAAGAAAAGAGATACTGATTTAATATTGAATCTATCTCGCACGTCAGGGTGAACTGAACCAATATTGTCATCCCCGTACGTGGCAGCGGCTACATAATCTCGAAACTTCTTTCGTGTTTCAAAGGACTCGAAGGGAAAGAAGGAGTAAAACGCACAACGAAGATTCAATGACCCACAAATACCATTGATGATCACAGTTAAACTGTTACCACTGATGTGGGTGCCTTCGGTGATGCCAATGAGATCGCCATTATACGCTATGACAGCAAAAACAAGATCTCCTGGCAAAGCGCGCATAATACGCAGATCTTTCTCCGTATAATTGCACAACTCCGCTAGGTCGTTGAGTATTCGAATCGCAGCCAAAATGACTTGAGCACTAAGTTTTTGATCATACTTGGCATAATCTCCACCGAAAAGTGCTTCTAGGCCATATTTAGTAACAAACTGATAAAACTCTTCCCATTCGGGGCCATGTGAGTTAATACCAACTGCGCACTCGGATAGCTTAGGGTTCATTTGCAATATACGAAGGATGGGAAGATAATACTTGCGAATCAGGAACGTCAATGATAAGGCATTGCCATAGAAAATCCGGCACTTGTCCTTAGCAAGGATTTCATCCTTTTTACAAGCTTTGGCTATTGGATAACCACGTTCACCACGAGCATAGCAATCCTCAATTCTACGAATTTCATCCATCAACTTACTTTCGAGTTCCCTATTGGAGGGCCACTCTTCTGTTGGTTCCAATTCCGTGACATAATCCCTTTTAGGACCCGACAACGGGAAACCAACTGATGTGTTCAGTTTGATGGCATCCATGAACTTCTTGCCTTTCACACCATTGATATTTTCTTGATCTGTCAATGGTCGAGCGTCTTTCCACAAATCACTCTTGAAAACAGGAATTAGAGGTTCTTTATAATCTCTAACAGCTGCAGCCAATAAATCTGGAGGAAAAGGATGAGCAGGGACAGCCATGTTCGACAAACACGTCTGCCATCCATACCACTCAGGGTTGAATTTAGGACCCTGATAGGTATTTGGTACGTTACAAACGTCCAAAATGTGTTCACTGATTGGTGTGACTTTTACATCACT